CGTTTATGCCGAATGGTTGAAGAAAATTCAAAGTCTAAAATATTTGTTTAAGACTGAAGCAGAGGTCTTTATCAATAAAGAAAACTTTGATAAAATGTTCTCAGTCTCTGGAGGATCACACTCAGATGTTCTCAAAAAACATTTGAAAGGTGCTATCTCTCTGGAGACTCTTGTTCTTCTTGACATGATTCTTGGATTCTCAAAACGCCATGACAAACATCTGTTTGATCCAGTGTGGGAAACCGTAAGTCTCAAAATTAAGAAGTATAAACCATTCCTAAATATCGATATCAAGGATTACAAAGAAACTTTAAGGGAGATTGTTTGTGAGTGATTTTTTCCATTCACCTATAGTACGTGAAGCTCTACAAGAGATTCAAGATTTGCAGGAAAAGTTGATGACAGATGTGATGTCTGGCATGATGGTTGCTCAAGGACCTGAAAAACAACAGGAACAGATCGATGTCATGCGGTCACTGATTGAAAAACAGAAGAACTTTATCTTCAGACTTAATCTCACAGACGACCCTAAAGCAATTGAAATGAAAGAGGAGATCATAGGATCTGCTCAGATGCTTGGTATGAAAGAAGGTGAAAACATCAATGATTTCTTTGATAAACTTGGTGAAACCCTAGACCGACTAGAAAAAACCATTGACAGGGATCCCTGAACGGTCTATAATCAATACGTCCAAAACACACAACACACACAACTAATACGGAGAATACAAATGTCTTTTGCTGATCTTAAAAAACAGTCCCGCGCTGGTTCTCTCACCGAGAAACTGATGAAGAAGGTGGAGAAACTGAACGAAAAAGGCGGTGGGTCTAGTGATGATCGCCTCTGGAAACCTGCTGTGGACAAGGCAGGTAACGGTTATGCCGTTATTCGTTTCCTTCCTGCACACGCTAACTGTGAGCTGCCCTGGACTCAAGTCTGGAGTCACGCCTTCCAAGGTCCTGGTGGTTGGTACATCGAGAACTCCCTGACCACTATTGGTAAGGATGATCCCGTTGGTGAACTGAACCGCAGTCTGTGGAACAGTGGAAACGATTCTGACAAAGAAATTGCACGTAAGCAGAAGCGTAAACTGTCTTACTACGCAAACATCTATGTTGTGAAGGACTCTGCCAACCCTGAGAACGAAGGTCGTGTCGCTCTCTACAAGTTTGGTAAGAAGATCTTTGACAAGATCACTGCAGCGATGCAACCTGAGTTTGATGATGAAGAACCCATCAACCCCTTTGACTTCTGGAAGGGTGCTAACTTCAAACTGAAGATCAAGAACGTTGCAGGTTACTGGAACTACGATAGTTCTGAGTTCGCACGTCCCTCTGCTCTGTCTGAGGATGACGATGAGATGGAAGAGATCTACAACAAGATCTATGATCTGAGTGAGTTTACTGCTCCTGATCAATTCAAGTCTTACGATGATCTGAAGAAGCGACTGGACGCAGTTCTGGGAGCCAAACAACAACTCCGTAAGCCTGAACCAGAACTGGATGATGAAGATTCTGGTCGTGAGTCTGTTGATGATGAACTGACCCGTCTCGCATCCGCAGCATCCTCCAAGGCACCTGTGGTGGAACAAACCACTACTGATGAAGATGAGGATGACGCACTTTCATATTTCCAAAAACTCGCTGAGGAATGAATATGATCTTGAGAAAGTTGGGGGTTGCTTTTGCGGCCTCCAGCCTTTTTTTATCTTCCCCTGTTCTTGCAGAGGGTAAGATCACTAAAGGTTATTACACTATGGACGCTATGGGATGCATGTTAGTCCGAGAGTGTACCAAAGATGTCGAACGAGTCAAAAGTATCAATACTATTGCTGATGCTCATCCCAACAGTGATTATACTATTATTGCTGACGAGTTCAGTAGAATGCTCACTGCCCTGGAACATGTCGGCGTTAATGTGTTTCTAGCGGACGAAAAATACTTTCCCGTTGGTCACCGTGGTGTCTATCACACCGTGAGTAATAACTTCTTCCTGAACAAGACTTACATGCGCCGTCCTGGTGTGTTGATGTCTGTTATGCGTCATGAAGGTTGGCACGCTGCACAGGATTGTATGGCAGGTTCCATTAAGAACTCCATGATTGCGATTATTCATCCTGAAGAAGATGTACCTATGTTGTACCGTGAGATGGTAGAACGCACCTATCCACCTCACTCACGCCCTTGGGAGGCAGAGGCATCTTGGGCAGGACGTACTGAGAAGATGACTATGGAAGCACTGGAGTCTTGTGCCGCTGGAACCATGTGGACAGACTATGATCCGACTCCTCTCACTGAAAAGTGGCTAAAAGAAGAAGGATTTATTGATTAGGATAGTCTTGGATTGTATGATTCTTTCAATACAGTATTGATAAACTGAGAAGACTTCTTATATTTCATAATTCTCTTCACATCATCAATAACTGTTGGTAAGAAATTGACATCCAATATCCTAATTCTTCTCTTAGCATCATTTAGTTCAACTTCATGTTCGTAATTACTAATAGGAAGTACCTTTGAATTACGAACTACATTTCCATTACTATCTTTAGCATTTCCTTGTTGATCATAAGTTAAATCATTAGAAGAGGGAGTTACACCATAAGTAACTTCCTCTTGTTTTTTGTCATTAAATTCAATCACATTGAAAGTAAAATCGGAGTCTACTTGTAATCTTTGGGGAAGCACAAGTCTATTGTATGTGTCTCTTAACTCTGTCGTCTCGTAGTGATGTACTTCTCCCAATGCTTCGTGACTACCATACTTAGATAGACAATACTTTTCAAATACAAGAGATTCTAGTGGCCATTCATCTCTGACGTTGGTTATATTGTTTGATAGAAGAACAACCCAATCGTATCTGGAATCTCCATATATTCTGTTTGAAACTTGATCTGGTCTCTCATCGCCTTCAATAATATAATCATGAAAGGCGGTAATAACTGATGCAAGGTCATCACGAAGTCTTGGTCTTCTGAAAATATTTTTTACTGGAATGACCTCATCACTAGAAGCTCCATCAGGAATTCTAGAGACGTAATCGAAATTTGGAAAATAAGAGAAATAACCTGCCATTTTAGTAACCTACCTCGTATTCTTTTACACCAAACTGACTTTGTAGGCCTGGATTTATACCACCAGCTCTGTCATCAGTTACACCTTCTTGGTAATCTGTATTGTAAATTGGTTCTAGTTCTGCAAATCGCATTTCAATTTCAACAGAAACTGGTTGACCGCCTTCAAATGCATTCCATTCTCCATCTGGAGAATAATTTGTCGATATTTGTGTTAATGCACAAGTTTTGAACTTATTTACACCAGCAATATCTTGTCCTCCTCCAAACCCTAGATCATTAGTAACATACCTAAGTCTGAATACGTTTGGAGTTCCTAGGAAAAATGATGGATCTCCCGCTAAAGCAGCACCACTTGCAAGTTTTGCTATTTTTTTCGCAGAAGACCATTGTTTTAGATATCTAATGATGCTTCTTATAATCTGTGCTTCTTCTGGACCTCTAGCAGTCATTCTATATTTGAATTGGAAGCTTCTGGTTTGAACTCCTCTAAACAAAAGTTCTGTGTTTGAGTTTTGAACAATACCACCAACTCTAGATAAAATAGTTTCTGGAGATATATCTACACCCAACTGTCCAGATAACATACTGGTGATTGCAGGAGCAATAACAGATTGAGCTGTACCATTTTGACTGGCTCCCAGTAATGATCCGTAAAACATAGCTTTATTTGCTAGGTTTCCCAATCCACCTATTCCAGTCAATCCATTAATTATGGTTCCAGCTGCCATTGCACCTAGCATTGTGCCTGCATTTTGAGAGACATATCCTAAAGCTGCAGCACTTAGGTTATTGAGACCATCTTCTTGCCATGTAACTGCATTTGAATCTCTAACATCTCTAGGCATTGGGAGAATAATTTTTCCCAGTCTTTCTTTTAATGCACCTCTTCTTTTGAGACCACCACCAAAATTTTCAACAAATTGTTGATATTTGTTTGAATTTTTTGTAAATCCAAAAGATTCTGCATAAGGTGGTTTATATGAAAAACACTCGATTTGTAAAGTATCTTGCATACCACTTAAATCTTGTGGATATACTAAATGTCCTTTTAATTTATCTCCTGCAAAGTTATACTTATCGCCACCAACACCTTGTTTGGTAATCACAGTATAAGGATCCGTAATTGCTTGCCATACGGCTGTAATGCTTCCTACTGGATTTGCAAAATTAGTATTTACTGGATTTTGATTTCCTTGTGAGGATGGATCTCCTGATGGAGATGGATTTGGTTCTTTATTTGCTTCTGGTTCTTGACCAGAAGGGGCTTGTGGTAACACAGATGGTTGTTCTGCCCAGGCTGGTATTTTTGCAGCCGCTTTTGTTTTAACTCCAGCAGTCTTAGCACCACTTATTTTCTTTAGGGTTTTTATAAGTTGACTCTTCAACTGATCATTATATCCATTAAGGACATCATCTGTCAGTGCAGTATCTTTGATATTTGCCGATAACCATTGACCATCGGTCCAGATGGGTTGACCACCAGCAATCTTGTTTCCATCAGCATCTACTGGAAACAGATTTCCTTTCTTCCCATTGAGATCATAGAAGAACAGATAGTTTTGAGTTTTACCATCAATATCTTGGGTAATGACGAATGGATCCCCGTTACCTTTAGTTCCTAGTGAAATCTTTTTCTCAGCCATTACTTTTTATAACTCCAAGCTTTGTGCTTAGGGAACTTCATTCCCCTGTTATCAATAAACTTTTCAGTTGGTAATAACGAGATGTTGGCCCAATCCTCATCATCGGGGACTTTATATGGGTTACCCATTCCACTATACAAATATCGATGAATAGTATTTCTGGGTACTACTACCCCACTCCCTTTATTTATGAGGCTTCTTGCAACCGCATCACGATGACTAGGATTGACATAATGTAAATTTGCTCCCAGGAACCCATCTCTTTGGAATTCAATTACAAATGCCAGTGGTTGAGTGTCCCAGAATGGATACCTATCAGGAAACTTTGCACCATAGGAAAAGAATAGTAAGTCTCCGACTTCAACCCACCCAGTATCACTTGTACTAATATCTGGATCTTGTAGTGGTGCTAGTTTATCTTCTAGTGCATTGATATACCAATCACCACTTCTCTTTCTCTTACCAGCTTCTTTTACAATTTCTTCTATGATCATTTGATTCCTAGATCGTCTTCTGTCATGATCTTGAATTCATAATTACGATCAGCACAGTATTCCGCTGCTGCTTCCCACTTTGCTTGATTGATTACCCAAGTCTTAACACTTTCTGCCCATGCTTTAGTTCTTCTTTTTGGATTACGTGGCGGTTCTTGACATTGTTTTTTAGGTTTCACTTCAATAACCATAGTTCGAATCTTGCCAGTTCTGTCTTTATATTTCACAAAGAAGTCTGGGAAGTATCGGTGATACTTATTGTCAATGGGTGATTTGTATGGAATGAAGAACTCTTCAGACTGCCACTGGTATACACTCTCATTCAGATCACAATATCTCATGAACTTTCTTTCCCAAAGAGACCTGTAAACAATGTTCGCAGGGTTACCTTTATATTTCTTTGGATGTTCTGGACGATACTTTCCCTGATAAGACATATACATAGTATATAAAGCACTAAAAATATTTAGATGTCAAACCTCGCATCCTTACAGTCTGATATTGCTTTTGGTCCTGGTGGAAGAAAGAGAAATTTAGCCAATAATTCCTTTCAAGAGAATATTGCTTCTCCAGCACTATCGAATACATATAAAGTATCATTAAAGTTAGCTAACTCTGGAAAAGAAAAATCTGCAGGAGCTAATTTGGATGCCTGGCTGACGAGTGCTGGAGTTTTTCAAAAAACAACCCCACAAAGATATGATTTTCTTTGTGCTGAAGCCATGATTCCTGGTACAACATTCAGTACTTATCAGGAAGTTGGAAGTAGACAGGGTATTTTGGAATCTTTTCCAATGAGAAGGGAATACACAGACATGGCGATGTCTTTTTATGTCTCTTCTGACTATCAAGTATTGAGATTATTTCAAGAGTGGATCAACTTCACTAACCCAGTCTATTACGGAGATAAAGGAACACCAAAAAGCGGACAACCAGCTGGTTATGGTGACAGTAAGACAAATAATTCATATCATAGATTTAGATATCCAGCTTATTATAAAAGAGAGATATCCATTATTAAGTTTGAAAGAGATATTAAACAATCTATAGAATATACATTTGTCAACGCTTTCCCTGTTACTCTCAAATCAATTCCATTATCGTATCAAGGTGCTCAAATTCTTCAAGTTGGAGTTGAATTTAAGTATGACAGATATTATATTTCTCACATTGGTGGTGGAAGTTTAAATGGTCAGGAAGAAGGAAATTTCGCACCAGCAACAAGTGGTCTATTAGATACAAATGGTGCTGGAACTGGAGGAACCGAGACTCAGACTGGTGGAACCCTTGTCAATAATACTAACCCTAAAACTGGTACTGATAAAGGAGCTACAAATACCTAACTAAATAATACGAATGACTTGATAACATATCATGCCTTTACCAAAAATTAGTACTTCTCAACATGAGTTGACTCTACCTTCCACTGGTAAAACAGTTAAGTATAGACCATTTCTTGTACGTGAAGAGAAGGTATTGATTCTTGCTCTAGAAAGCAAAGATCCCAAACAAATTACTAATGCAATCAAACAGGTTCTGAAAGATTGTATTCTCACTAGAGGTGTTAAGGTAGAAGAACTTCCTAGTTTTGATATTGAATATTTGTTCCTAAACATCAGGGGCAAATCTGTTGGGGAAAGTATTGATCTTATCGTTACTTGTGGTGATGATGGAAAAACTACAGTTCCAGTAACTGTATACATTGATGATATTGTTGTTGAAAAAGACCCAGAACACAGCACGGATATTAGTCTAGGTGATTATACACTGAGAATGAAGTATCCTTCTCTTCAACAGTTTGTTGAGAGTAGTTTTGGTGAAAATGCAGACAATAATGATATTGAAGGTACTTTCGGTATCATTGCTTCTTGCATTGAGATGGTCTTTGATGAAGAAGAGATGTGGGCTGCTTCTGATTGTACGAAGAAAGAACTCAGAGAATGGATTGAGAGTCTTACCTCTGAACAATTCAATAGAATTGAAAAGTTCTTCCAAACTATGCCAAAGTTGACTCATACAATCACTGTAACCAACCCCAACACGGGAAACGAAAACTCTGTAGTTCTTGAGGGATTAACAGATTTTTTCGGTTGAGTATGTCTCATATTAATCTTGAGGCATATTTTAGAATCAATTTCGCTTTAATGCAGTTCCATAAATACTCATTAACCGAAGTTGAAAACATGGTTCCCTGGGAGAGAGATATCTATGTTGGTCTTCTAAAACAACACATTGAAGAAGAGAACCTAAGGGCACAACAAAGAGCCGCAGCTGCAAATGGCTAGATACTTTCCTGACAGAAGAAGATTAGGTAGACCCTTTAGTCAATCCCCAGCACTTTCTGGTAGGGGAGGATTTGGTGCTGCTAGACCAAGAACACCAATGTTCAGCAGGTCTCCTGCACTCCGTGGTGGGTTTTCTTCTATTGGAGAAAGAGGAATAGGTGGTCAGATAGGTGCTAGTAGAGTAAGACCTGCACCATCACCTCTTATTGGGTCGATTAAAAATATTTCTCAGTCTGTTGGTGGTTTAGATGATACTACACCAAAGACTACAGTAATTAATAGACTAGTTACTGCTAGAATGCAGAACCTAGTCCCAAGAATTTCAAATAAGGTTGAACAACATCTCAATACTTTTGATCCTGGAGCTCTCCTTAATAAGGTATTCAGTGGTGGTGTAAGAGAGTTAGAACAACTTGCTCAAGCAATTCAGTCAATTATTACTCCTCTCAATAGAGTATTCGACTTTGTTACAGAGGCTAGTAAGACATTTACAAAATTAATCAAAAAATTACTGAAAGGTGGTCAGGGAGGATCACCTGCTTTTGGACTCAAGAATCTTCTTAGTTTGGCGATGCCTATGATGGCAGTCGCTTCAACTTACATGGCTACTGAAGCCATGAAGAAAGCAAGAGCAGAAGAACCGATTGATCAAAGTGTTCCAGTTGATCAGTTGAGACCTAGTGGGGGTCAGAAATCGACTGTACAACCAATGCAGGAGGGAACTACAAAAGATATTCCTGGACAGTTGACAGTTGAAGAGTTAGATGTATTCAATAAGTCAATTAAAAAATTCAACAAACTTCTTGATGCTTTACTAAAACAGAAAGAAGAGGGTGAACTTGGCGATGACAAAAAAGGAGCTTCTGCAGTTTCCGTTGCCCAGCCAGTAACTGCAATGGCAGGATCTAAAACCCCTGGTGGTGGAGATCTTAACATGGAAAAACAGGATATCAAAACTAAAAAGTTTGGTATCCCAGATAGTGTTGCTCTACTTAAGGGTCTGGGAGCAACTGATGATGAGGCAGTTAAACTTTCTGCCAACATGAAGTATGAGTCTGGTGGAGATCCAAATATTGATACAGTTAAATCTGGTCTCGATCCAAATAAAGAAAACGAATATTCTATTGGACTTTACCAGATTAACTGGAAAGCACATAAAGATGGACCTATTGCTAAGAAATTGGGTATCACTAATCCAGATCAACTTCGCAATCCAGCAGTAAATGCAAGATTCGCTATTGAATTGTATAGAACCCAAGGAGTTAGTGCTTGGTCAGCTAACAGTAAAGTTCAACCTGAGGATATTGAAGAAGCACAACGTTCTCTTCGAGGCTCATTTGAGAGATTTGAACAAATGGGTGGGAAAACCAAGGTCAAACCACCAGTTGCACCAGGTAGTGAGATTGAGTCTCCAGTTATTGATCCAGACCAGTCATCCATTGCTTCTGCAGAATCAGTAGAAGGATTGGGAGCTCTTGCAGAACAGATTGCAAAAGATCCGACCAGTATGGAGGGAGAAACATATGCATATACAGATCCACAAGGCAATGTAACTGTCATTCCAGTTCCATCTGGACAACAACGACCACCCAATATTCAAGAGGGACCAAAAGCAGCAGGTGTTCAAGTTCCTTTCATATTAGCTATGAAAGAAGACATTCATATCATGCATTCGAAGATCGTATATAACGTAGTTGATGCATCATGAAGTCAACCATATCCGCACTAAGAATAGAAAATGCTACTCAGGGTAGCGTCAAGGATTCGAAGGAATCTATCAAGAGATTGACGGAAATCCTTAATAGGAATACCAAAAAATTAGAAACCCTAAAGTTACCCAGTAAGAGGGAACTAAAAAAGTTACTTAACGTCCAGACTGCGAACAAATCTGGGATGGGTAACTGGAAACCTGGGATGAAAATTCCTAAAGCATTGAACGCAGTTTCTGCTGGTGTAACTCTTTTCACTGCACCTGCATGGTTGCCAGACTTTGCCCAAAAACATATGGGCATTGATGTAATTAATGCTTCAGAGAAGGATGTTTATGATGCTCCTGGTACAAGAATGGAGAAGTATCAACAACTTCTGAGAGAGAAAAATAAACTTAACTGGTTTGAACGTAATATTCAAGGTAAAGGTGCGAAATATGATGAACTTCTTTATTTCACAAAGTATGGTAGAACAAAGTCATATACATTTGCCAATGATGGTAGAGGAACAACTCCAACTACACCAACATTCTTAGAGGGAGATGCTGAGTGGCAAGGAGAATTGACTCTTGCACAACAACAGGATTTGAAATCAAAAACACAAGAGAAAAAACTAGATATTGAATCCTTTAAGTCTTCTATACAAAAGTTTGAAAATGTTTTCTTCACTCGTGGAGAACCCATAAAATTGAAAAGTGGTTCTGGGATACTCGTAGCATTACAACAAGATCTTGAATATCCAAGACCAAAAGAAAGAGGAACTCCATATCAAGGAAAAATTTCTGGAGATACTTTTTGGCCATTGCCTAATGGAACGATTGGTCAAAAAGGACAGGAATTTGGTGCTTCTAGGGAAGGAGGTAGAAGACAACACCTTGGACAAGATTTTGCTGGTCCAAACATTGATGCTGGAAGTCCAGTAGTCGCATATAAGACTGGTAGTGTTATTGATTCAGTTGCAGCTGGATATAACGGTGAAGTTTATGTTGACCATGGTAATGGTTTGAAAACTAGGTATTATCATGTCAATCCTTCGGTTTCTATTGGTGATGTTGTCTATGGTGGACAACAGATCGCTACTCTGGCTGATGCTGGACAAAACACCCACTTGCACTTTGAGTTATATCAAAACAACAGTCCAGTAGACCCAGCAACTGCTGGTCTTGGTCAGACAAAGTTAGATGCACCTTTACCAATAGAACAAGCAAAAACCCTATTCAATTCAAAAGCAAAAGAAAACGGACAGGGTAGTCCAGATGATAACCCATCATCACCAGCTGAAATTCTTAGGAGACAACAAACTGCTACTACTGCACAACCACAGACTCCTATCATTAATGAAAAATCTATTGCTGAGATATTGGCATCTGATGATGTTAGGAATGAGAAGGTTAGACAACTAATTGACAAAAATGATAAGTTGTCTAAACAGTTATATAACTTCCAAGATTTCCTCAGATCGAAGGGTCAAGGCAGCGGTGCAAGATATAAGACTGACGCTGGCACCTTTGTTAGAGGTCATGAAATGGGTGGAATTTTGAAAGTAGATAAAGTCTTTAATACGAGTGGACAACGTGTCGAACTTGGATCCCAAAAAGCAACAGAGTATTTTGTTGCTAAGATCCAAGAACAACTTAAGTCAAATAGAGAAGAGATTGAACAGATAAAAGCAGAGGCAAAATCAGAATATGAATCTAGAATTGCTGCCGCTGAAACCTCTGCAGTACCAAGAGCACCAGAACAATATCCTTCATACAATAGATCCGATAGGGGTGCTCCTGCTGGTGGGGTAAATAATACTATTATCATGCAAGAAACTCCTAAACAACCACCCATAATAGTTACTTCTGGGGGAGGACAACAACAATCCCAGCAAATGGCTATGCCTCCTAGTGTTTCTATGTCACAAATTGCTTCAAATATTCTCCTAACACAATTGTCTGGATCATAATGGCGGAAAATAAACTACCACAGTCAATACAAAATGTTTCTTTCAAGAAATTTCTAATCACTCCATCTGGACTGAGTGAAGAGAATAAAGCAGTAAATTGTGAGAGTGCTATTGTAGCTCTTGATTACTTTGAAGATCTTCTTTCTCCATCCATCTCCTGTAGGGTGCAGATCCTCGACACTGCTAATTTTGCCTCCAATATGAATCTGAGGGGATATGAAAGAGTAGATCTTGTAGTTGGAACTGCTTTTGGTGACTTTGTTTTCGATGGCGACGGAGACAGAGTTCCATTCTATGTCAATAGTGTTGAGGGATTAGTAAGTAGTGAGAGTGCAGAAAGATTCACCTTAGAATGTACTACTAAACAGAACTTGGACAATGAAGCAACAAGATGTAGAGGAATTTACAAGAAACTAAAAATTAGTGATCATGTAAAAGCTATCCTAGAAGATACTCTTGGTCTTAAAGGAGAAGAATCCAAGAGAATGGGAACTATTGAGGACACTGCAAATTCTTATGGATTCTATGGTAACCAGAAGAAACCATTCCATGTTTGTACGTGGTTAGGACCAAAAGCAATATCTCAGAGACAGGGTGTTAGTGGTGAATCTGGTAAAGGAACCACTGCAGAGTCTAGAGGTTCTGCTGGGTTCATGTTCTATGAGAACTATGATGGATTCCATTTCAGGTCTATTGATAGTCTAGTATCTAAGACAATTAGTCCATTGTCTGCTGACGAAAAAGATATTCCAGTTTACGAATATACTGGTGAACAGAAAGAAGGCGGAACAAGTTATAAGATTATTCACTATGGATTCGACAAGAACGTCGATCTGTTTAAGAACATGAGAGTGGGTATGTACTCCAATCTTACATACTTCTTCAATCCATACGACTGGGAGTTTGATGCCATTAAGTACACAATGACCCAATCAGTCGAAGCTGATCTGGGTGACTTTATTCCCATTCCTGGAGACGATCTACCAGACAAACAATCCAGAGTAATGGTTAGGATTGGTGATCAGGGGATGTTTGGTGGAGAAAGTAATCTTGCTGCTGGTAGTGGTAGAGATAATACGGACATGGCAAAGTCTTTCTCTCGTTATAATTTGATGTTCTTACAGTCACTAAATATTGTAGTACCATGCAATGTCAATCTGAGAGTTGGTGATATAATAAAGGTTGTATTGCCTTCCACTGGACCTGCCGACCGTGGGGACAAAAAGGAAGCAAATACAACTCACAGTGGATACTATCTCATCCGAAGTCTAAGACATCATTTTGAAAAAGCGGGTGGTAATAACATTACTGCGCTGAACCTCATCAGAGACTGTTACGGACTTTCCCTATAACCTAACGGTAACTATCATGGAAAACATCGAAGCTCACATTCAGGCCGACAAGGAGATTCTAGAAAATCCTACGATTTCCCCACAAGCCCGTAGACATACTGAAGAAGAACTTAAAGAACTCGAAGCATATGCTGAGAGACATCCAGACGACCATCATGATCCCACACCTTTGGAATTGTATTGTGATGCGAATCCTTCAGAACCCGAATGCCTAATCTACGACGACTGATAACAAATGATTGATCACGCCTTATTACAATCTAATTTCGTTGGTCGCGACGGATTTGTTTGGTGGATTGGTAAAGTTGCCCATCCAAAGTTTTGGCGTGACGGTGCTACAGACGTAGAAGAAGGTTGGCCTTTCAGATGTAAAGTAAGAATCATTGGATACCACCCATTCAATGAAGAAGAGTTAGCAGAAAAGGACTTACCCTGGGCACACGTTATGGTTCCAGCTACCAGTGGTGCTGGACAAGCGTGCCTAGGTGATAGTTCTAGAATGGTGGGTGGAGAGACTGTATTTGGTTTCTTTCTAGATGGCGAGGAAGGTCAACAACCTGTTATCTTTGGTGCTCTTCAAAGACACTTGAAAGGACCAACGAATGAAAGAGTGTCTATTGATCAAAAGTCAGACGCAGTTAAGAGAGAAAAGGGTTCTGCATTTTCTCCCCTATCGGGAAGAGCCGCTGCTGGTAATGGTCTGACAACTCAGGCACCATCAAAAGC